CGAACACCCGGATTGGGACATGCCGAAACTCATCGAAGAGGCGGATAAGGTCGTCGCCCAGGAGATCGAAGAACGCAAGAAGGCACGCGAAGCCGAGGCTCCGACCGAAGAAGAGGCTCCTCAAGAGTCCAAGGAATAATTTCATACCATATTGTAATGAGTGCATTTTCAATCATACTTAACGTTGTGACCCTACTCATAGTCTTCTACGCCATCATGATACACGGCGACGCGCTCGACATCGACAGGAGAAAAAAGCCCGGCACTGCGAGTGAGGTGATGGAGGAAAATCTCACCGATCCACTCGTCGTGGGAAGGGGGTATTTCAGGGACAGTGAAAGGTTTGGACGCATAGGTAAATTTACAGGAAACGATCTAGGGGTTCCGGAAGATAACTGGGCTAATCATCGTCTTGCCCATGAAAAATCCTAGGAGAAACGCCACGAACGCCATCAGGTATGTGTTCTTGTCCAATGACGTGATGTCGAAGGGTTGTTGTGTGGGGTACCCCGAATACATGTGTTGTGGCGGCGGTACATCCATGTACATGGACGGTTGCTGTTCTTGCATGTACTCGTCTATGGGTGAACTGTCATGGTGCTGCGGCTCATTGTCGGGGAGCGGTGGCTCTTTGGGTAAGTGGATGTTCGGGTTATAATCGATTGGTTGTCCGATGTCAGTTTCCATTGTTAATTACAGTTTACATTCTTTTAACCCCGTCTATATCGCTTCCTTCTAATGGGTTCTTCCTCTTCCTCCTCGGACGACGACTCTTCCATCTCAGACTCAGATTCCGTGTCCTCGTCCGAATCTTCGTAGTACGAATCATCGTCGCTCTCTTCGTCGTCGTCGATGATCAGACCGATGATGTTCCCAAGTTCGTCCAGGTCCGAGTCATCGTCAAAGTCATCTTCGTCGTCGGAGTCTTCCAACTCATCGTCCGTGTCGATGTCGGACGCGTCCAGTTCCGAGTCGTCGTCGTACTCGGAGTCGGAGAAATCGTCCTCGGCGAAATCGAGATCCGGAATGTAAATTTCTTCCGGTTTTTTAATGGCACGCCCAGATCTCGTTCTCGTCACACTCATGGTTCTTCTGTTTTGTAATCTAAAGTCTCGTTTAAGTACTTAGGTGTGAATCTTTTGTTTTCTCGGAGCGCACTGTCCATGATGGACAATTCCGCACTAAACCCTATCTTTGAGACAAGTTCGTCTATATCCGACTCGATTCCAAATTTGTTGAATTTTAAATTACTCAAGTGATCGAGTGCGGTGTACAAAAAATACGACGCCACGCGCGGATCGTCGATGTGCAGTTCGATCTTGTTCAGGTTATTCAAAAACTCCATGAATTCCGTCGGGTCGACGCCGGAAAATTTGTGCGCTTCCATTTTCAAATCGTGAAGGTCGAGGGTCACGCGCTGACGCTGTGATGTGAGTAGGTACGTTAAAACACCGGTCGCTCCGACGAGGTAGAGCGCCATTCTACTATGAGACTATTTATTTTTTCTTGAGTTTGCCCACCGTGCTCGCGAACAGTTTCATCTTTTGCATGTTCTTGCATCCACACATCTGCTGAATCATACCCGACTTGTCCACGGTGAACGACACGAACTTATCGTGGTCCTGTGCCTTTTTCGCACAAAACTTTGAATTCGTCGCGATCAACACCCGACCCGCTTTCTTAGACACCTCGACGATCTTCGTGTCCTCGTGTCCCGAAAAATATTTTCGAATGAACGTCTCCAACTCGGGTTTGACGTCCGAGAAATTCGATCGAGGCGGAGGCGCGGCGGGTCGCTTTCTTTTCAGCGGTGCCGACTGTTCCGAAAACAACGCCTTCTTCACCTCGGACGTGAGTTTGTATTCCTTCCCGGTGAAATCCTTACAGAATCCCATGTGACGACCCACCAGTGTCTCGCATCGACAGAAACACTTTTGCATGACTTGTTCATTGGTGACTAAAAACCACACGTGATTCCCCCCGTGGTCCCGTTTCGTGTTCTCGCAGTACCGACTCGTCGTCGCCACGATGAGGTTCCCATTATTCTGTTTGTAAGCCTTGGTCAGACGCGCGTTCTCCTGCCCCTCCATGTATTTCTGCACGAACGCCTCGAGTTGCGCCACCGCGACGTCGTCCGTGAATTCATCCCTCGTCTCCTGTTTCGTGAACGCCCCTTCCTTGAACGCTCCACTGGGAGGTTCCACTCTCACGTGCGTCGTCACGCTCGAGCGCACCGCGGACATGGCGAGGATCTTCGGGTCCGGCGTTTGCTCGATCCTCTGAAGCATCGAGAGCACCGGTCCGTGTCTGTATATGTACACGGGCAAGTACGCCACCTGATCGACTCGACCGTCGTTCGAACACGTCGCACACCCCCTACCCTCGCAATTTTCACACCTCGCGCGTTTCAGACTCCACGGCATGCGAAACCCACTGCCCTTGCTCCCGCGTGAGATGTCTCCATACACGGACGAGTCCACGACCTCGCTCCAGTCAACGCTCGGTTTCGCCGTGAACAGGGCGATGAGTATGTGTTGTCGAAGCGCGATCGCCGATCGTTGGTCGACGACGAATTGGTCAAAGTTAATGTGAATGCCAGTCTTGATCCTCCCCCCGGCGAGTTCTTTGGGTGGCGCCAGGGACACGAGGGCGTCCTTCCCCCCGTGTGCCTTCACTTTGTTGCAAATCACCTTGACTATGGACTCGACCTCGGGAAGGTCCAGGGACTCCTTCGATTTATAGTCCAGGTCAACGAAAAAGTTGTACAGGCTGGACTTTTGTTCGACCACGTACAGTTTCTCACCGGACGTCACCGCGTCGCAGTACACCTGATAGAACTCTTTCAATCTGTCGTCGGGTATGCTGAGTTTCCCCCCGTTCATCAGCACGTGCGAAAGATTGGAAGCGTTGTTCAGTTTATTTTCATGACACCACCGTTTAAACATGGCGGGTGCCCTTACTCCTCGTAACGTCTGACCCCTCTAAGTCGGTCGAAGAGGGACGGCTGTTCCTGCTGCTCTTCCCCTTCCTCCTCGACGACCTCCTTGATCTCCTTCTTCAAGACGAGGAGTTCGTACACGGTGTTCTCCTTGACCTCGTCCACGTACTTGTCCGCGTCCGCCTCGGAGTGACCTTTGTCGAGCATGATCTCCTTGATTTGATTAAGAATGAATTTCTTACTCTTCATTATTTTACATAGTTAAACGTTTTTCTATATTGCGAACTTACCGCGGAATAAAATTCTGGATTTTTCAAGATGTGATCGACCTGCATCTTCCACTGTTTCCTCTTGTTGAAATCTTCGAGGGTGTCCCATGACATGAAATCGTTCTCATCGTACACGCGTTTAATAGGCAACTTGTTATGTTTCCTGAGTTGCATCTTCGCCTTTTCTTCTGAAAATTTCTTCACCATCGCCTGTCGCTGGGCGTTGTTGACGTCGACGAAGAACACGTACACGGAATACACGAGATCGATCCCTTCCTCCTTGTCCTTGACCGTGAACACAAACTCCGTGTAACACCCACTCCGTAAATTCATGCACCCGCGGGTCTCTTCCTCCAATTCCCTGAGGGCACACCGCAGAGGCGAGGCGATCTCTCTCTTTCGACATCCACCGGTGACGAATATCCATTCGTGCCACCGGCGATCACGAACGGTAAGAAATCGTGGTTTCTTATCGTCCGTTTCAAACGTGACTGGTATTGCGATTGCTTTGTGTTTTTTCATTATTGATGATTTTCATCTACCATGTGTGAACTTATTTTTCTTCAACAATTTCCTCCGGTTCGGACGCGGTCGTCTCCGTCACCACTGCTTCCTTCGGTGGTTGTTGGGTCGACGGTGGTGCGACGGGCATTCCGTACGGTCTCGGCTGAGGCGGTGGGGTCATCATGTGCTGCATCATCTTCGTCTGGACCATTTTCAATCCGTCGACGTCTTCCTTCGCTTGCTTCATCTCCTTGAAGAGGTAGACGCAAGCCGCGACACACACGATGGCGGCGATCATGGTCAACAATTGTTTGTCCATTTGGATCATGGTTTATTTACCTACCACACCACACATCCTTTTAAGCCGAGTGAATGGCACCCATCTTGGAATTACTTTTCGGACAATCGTACACGGGTTCACCAAAGTTTCTGGCCTGGAAATGTGGGTGCTTGCATGCGACATCGGACGGCGTCGGACCCGCCGCGGCGTTCACCTGTCCCGCGGTCAGTGGGGAGATGTATTTCTCAAGGGTTCGACTCTTAGGGTCGTACGTGATGACGAAGAGAATGGCGAGAATGATGGCGACAGTGTACAGTCTCATGTTACAATATTACCGAGAATTTAGTTCGCGAATGCTAAGGAGCCCATACCGTTCTTCACGACGAAGAGATTGAATCCAATGCCGTACAGGTTTTGTTGGTTCGTCTGAGTCTCGGAGATCAATCGAGCGCTGTCGAGTCGAGAGAAGTTGACCGAACCGGTGGAGATGTGACCCTTGGAGGTGTCGAGGCACAACGGGATGATGATCATGTTGTCCTGCAGAGACGCACGCTGAGAGAACGGGCAGTGGAAATATGCAGCCGCGTTGGTAAAGTGCGGTTGTGCCAATCGGAAATCGCCGACATCGATACCGTTCATTTGGAGTTTCAAGCGGTTGGCGATGTGCGCGAGGGCGATGGTGCCACCCGTGTTCGCCGCCGAGACGATCGCCTTGATGGGGTGGTTGAAATTCAGGTCCGTGACCTTCGCTTGGGTCGGCACGGCTTTTTGCACCGTCGTGACCAAGTATTGAAGCGGTTGGCTCGAGAAATAATCACGCTCCGGACCGTCCAAGTAGATGTAATTCGCCCACACCTCCCACTTGTCGCCGACCTCGGCACCCCAATGAATGCGAATCTCAACGTCCATGTATTGGAGCGAGACCAGCGGAAGGGCTTGCGCGTACGAATTAAACCAGAACTTGAGCGGGTAGAAAAGCGCGTTCGACGCACCACCGAAAATGTCACCGGACACGGATTGCGCGAGGTTCGGCGCCATGACCGCCGGAGCGATTCTTTGGGTGAAAATGGCATCCTGTTCGTCCACAACTTGTCCACCAATCACAAGTTGGACTTTGTCGATGACCGTCGACCAGTCAGCGATCGCCGTGTTCGCCTGGGTACCGTTCGTGAGCGGCGTGAGGTAAACATAGGAAAGGAGATCACCCTTTCTCTCAAATCGAACCGTGGACATGGAATTCGCCTTCACCTGACCCTGGATCGTTTGACGCTCGACCGTTTGGGCGAAGTTGGTGTGCGTTCGGAAAGCACTACGAAAATAACTGACGGACGCATCTCCGGTGATGGCCTTGTCTTGGGCACCGATAGCCAGCAACTGGGTGATACCGGCACTCATGGTTTATAGTACTACCATGTAAGATTATTTTTAACCCATCAAGGTGCAACTCAAAAGTGCCGCGTAGTAGACGGCGTTGTGTCTCGTGGTGAGCGTGCCCTGTGTGTCGGATATGTATCGGATCTCGTACGGGAGTTCGGTCTCCTCTGGGTCGTCGTCGTAGATGCGCTGACCATGCTCGTCCAACACATCGACCATCTCCTGCTTCGTCTCGACCGTGGTGTTGGTGATGAGCGGATCCTTCGACACCCATTGTTCCATGCGTTGCCACACACGACGACTTTTCAAGACGTACTGCTCCTTCTCGTCGGCTTCAAGCGCTTCCCACTCGTCCACGGTCTTCTCGGTCGGGTTAGGTTTGGATTGGTGCTCTTGGTAATCCTTGCGCTCTTCCTCGGTCATCAAATCATACGCCTCCTGAGTCGCGGTCTGCGTCTCGAGACGCGCGTACTCGGACTCTGACGAGGGCTTGTACGGCTCCTGTGCCTCCGGTGACAGCGTTTGGTACGTCTCCTTGCTAATCGTGTATTTGAGGGTCTTGACATACACGACAGGACCATTCCATTGGTCGTCGTCGTCGCGCTTCATATTGGGGTTTGACGGTCGGTACTCGTACTCGGTCTTCTCATAGTAATCCTCCAAGTAGGTGCGTTTCTTGTCCTCGGGCATGCTGTCGTACTCCTCCTTGCACGTCTTGTACCATCGTCGCTTGATGTAATACGTCACGTCTCGAAGTTCGCGACGGATCTTCTTCTTCGGACGAGGCACGGGCACGGTGAAATCACATCCCTGGGTCAACTTGGCGACCGTGCTCGAGCGCATGAGATCGTCGCTCTGTGTCCACGCGTAGCCGTGAATGTTGGACGTGCACAGGAGATCACCGGTCTCGACGCTCGCGCCCTCGCGCATGAGCACCCACACCTTGGCGTCGCCACCGCGAGAGATGAGCGTCTCGGAATCTTCCGTGTGCACGTTCGCGTGCGCGATGACCCCGTACCACGCCTTGCACCCGACTCTGCTGGAGAGTTCCACGAGAGGTTTGCCACTCTTCGGGCTAAACGCGTCGTCTCGCGCGCACACGACCAAGCCGCGATGGTCGGCGACGTTCGAGAACGCCACGTCGGTCACTCGGGTCTTGACCGCGTCCTTTTCGGTGACGATCTCCTTGAAGGAATTGATCATGACCGGTATGAGCCCTTCGATTTCGAGCGATGCGACCTGCGATCCCCAATTGTCGTACAGGGGATCGATCTGAATGTTTTCGTCGCGCACGGGTTTCTCGGGCGACGGGTCGGCGTCGCAGTGTAATCCCACGAGATGGCGCAGTTCGGGCGCGTCGTAATACACGTCCTGGGCGATCAAACCGAACTCCTCGCGGTATTTCACCTTGGTGGACAACTCCAATTTGTCTCGTTTCCAGTAGTGTTGCGGATTGAGTTTGAGAAGCGTCTCCGTGCCCAGATGGAGCGGTTTCTCGAAATCCTTGACGCGATCGTCGGACGCCGTCGAGAAGGCGGCGGCGTAATGCGTCGCGGTGGACGTGAAATCCCCGTTGCGCGCGTTCAATACGTGTCTGACGGTACCGCCGTAATCTTCCCATCCCATGCCCCACCACACTTTAAAGCGCGAGTTGTGTAACGCAATGGTGGCTTGGTCACCGGTTCCCTCTCGCCAGTGATTCTCACCGTAGGTGTTTCTAACGGTATATGCATATGCGTACATACTCCCATTACCAGCATTGGCGGTGACAGTGTAAGTGTAGTTCAAAGCGCCACCCAACCCAACTCTACCGTCTCTCGCATGGAATGACAGGGTATCGCCCCCACCGTCGACTGTTCTAGCATTTGTGTGTGTGTAAATTTTAAACTCACTGTTATACGACGCGTGCCAGTCGTTATAACTTTCTATAATACTGCAGTAATCCGAATACGAGACGCTCCACGGGTATCCCATACGCAAGTAACTATACGTATATCGGCTGTCGCGCGTCCCAGACACCGTGCATGAGTACCCATTATCCTCGATGTGCAGTTTGGACAAGGGTGTGCTGTACGAGTATCGACGCATGGACACTTTGCCGTTCGTATCGATCCCCAACCCACAATCCAAAAAGTTTCCACCCCACAAACCATGATCGTGCGACTTTAACAAAAGGCGTTGCGAATAATTTGCCGTCGTCCCGGCACTGTTCGTGGCCGAATTGACAATAAGCATACCCGCCGTGATGTACGGCTCCACGGCTTGGGGGGCGTAATAATAGGCTTTGCCGTACGATTGCGCCTCGGAAAACGTCGTGTGATTGCCCAAAAGGAACCCCTGACCCTGGGACGAGAAGACATCTTTGTGCACGTGTAACCCGCCGCTTTTCTCCATGTACGGTCCGTAACCGTAATTGAACGGATCGCTCGTGCCGATCCCCACCGAACCGTCGCCGTCGAAATGTGCACACGTTTTCAAATTAAGTGGAGACGATTGGTCTGACGCACCGGTTTCGATGGTAACCCCTCTGTGATTGTCGTGTCCATTCATTCTGATACCCCCCATGGTGACGCTATCGATCACCTGGGTCAAGCGCGTCGACCATCCCAACCAACCGGCTTGAGAACTGTCCTCGACCACCTTGGAGAGGACGAGGTCGGAATAATTCGAACCACTGGGGGTTTGCACGTTTCTCGCGTTTTGCTGAATAGTCGTAGTGCCGGTTATGTTGGTGGCATTGTAAAAATTACCCACAGTCGCGTACAGGGTGTTCCATCGGTAACTCGACGCCCCGAGACTCATATTGTAGCCGGTGTCGGCGGTGCCGCTCCACCCGGGAAGCACCAAACTCCCTGACAGGTGCATACCGCCCTGGTATTCTGTACCTCCAACCACGTACCGTCGATAAATGTCTCCGAAACCAGTCGCGAGCACGTTCGAGCCTAAAGAATGTCCATACACGTACAATTCTCCCGTGCTCCCGTTCATTTTCTGTTTGGTGACAAGTTGATTCCTCGAGAACGTGTTAACGACGGCGTCGTAAGAACTCCCAATCTGAACCGCCGCCGTGTTTGACCCGACGGACGTCGGTCCGGCGACCAGATTCAAGTATATAAAATTCGAATCGGTATCGCTCGTGTCGTTCGCACGAATCGAGAGTTGTCCCGGGGTTTGAATGTAGTAATCCGTATTATCGTCCTGTCCCGTGGGATTACCCAATCGAACGTTCCCACCGACGTGTAACGCTTCGCTGGGATAAGTCACGTTGACCCCGAGTTTGTTTGTAGCGGAGACGAGGGATTGTTTTGAATTCGGTGTATAGTATTTGGCGATGTACGTCCCGCTCGTCGTCGGTGCGGTGGTCGTCCAATTCGGTTGTAGGTACAAAGTCGTCAGATTGGAATAATCCAACTCAATCTTGACGCGAGAGTACGGCGACACCTTCAAGTACACGTCGACGGTATTATTCGAGGTGTTGTTGTAAATCGCCAAGTAATTATGATAAGTGAAATTCAACTCACCGGTGACGTTGACCGGTCCGTAGTAGAACTGATTGTCCGGCGATGTCGGCACCCCCCACACACTGAACTCGTACGTGCGTTGTGTCTCGTTCACGCGGTTCATGGTGATGACCCCTCGAATGTAGGACCACACACCAGCATTCACCGCGGTGAGGGTCGCCAATTTCCACCACCGGTCGCTGCCACTGTCGTTGAATTCATTCAGGCGCACGGTCGTCAAGATGTCATTGTTGCCACTGTACTGCGACACCTGTGTCAACACGTTCGAGCAGTACACGTTCCCCGAATACGACTCGCGCGCGCCGATCCCGCCCGCGACAGTCAGCGCACCCGTGGACGTGCTGGTAGACGTGGTCGTGGCCGAGAGGGCCATGTTCGTCGCGTCGATGCTCTGCGTCTTTGCAGATCCGTACACCTCGAATCTGTGCGTCGTGGGTGCGTAGGTACCGACACCCACGTTCCCGTTCGTGTAGGACAGGTGTCCCAATTTACTTTGGGACCAGTACGACCCGTTCATGAATTTGATCGCTCGCACTTTCCGACTCGTCCCGGAGTTCGTGGCGAAGCGGAGGTACTGTCCGGTGGTCGGGTTTTCGTACACCGCCGCGCGTTCGCTGTCGTCCAGTAAGAATTTCTGGTGACCGTCGAGTGAGATCGTCCAGACGTTTCGATCGTACACGACGGAGATGCGATGCCACGTGGACGTCGTCAAACCGACGGACGTGGCCTGAGCGAGTTGGGTGTTGTCGTATTTCAGGGTGATGGTGTCGTATTGCCAGTCGAAGATGAGTTCGTACCCGTCGTTCGCGTAAGACGTCGTACTCTCCGTGTACGTCTGCATGAAGACGTTCCCGGTCGCGGTGTCCCCGGAGTACAACTCGAACTCGCCGACGAAAAAGTTGGGGAGTTTTATCCCCTTGTACATGAAATTGTTCCCGCTCGCGTATCTAAGGTCGATTTCCGCTGGCGACGTCGATCGACTGACGCCAGAACCGATCGTGAAAGGTGGTGTGGCAATGTCCGTCCCCATATCATCGTACACAAGGACGGAGTTCGCGCGCAAAGCATTTGACACGGTGTCTACTCCCTGTAAACCGACCACGTCGAGTGTGCCGACCCGAAGAATGGCATTCGAGATGTCGAGATATCCGACGTTGTCGCTGCTGAGAGACATACTATTATTGGTTACTAAAATTTTCTACTCAAATGTCTTCCGTGTAGTTGGTAAGTCCTTCCTTAAGTTTGTCGTACAAGACATCGTACACGTTTTCCGTGATCGGGGTATCGCTCTCGATGGTCACACCCTTCCCGCCGATCATCGCCCGCCCTTGGTCTCGCATCTCCTTGGAGACCCAGATGTTGAAATATGCGTTGATCGCATACGGTCTCGGTGGGAAGTCCACCCCGGGCGTCGGCATACCCATAGGTCGTAAAATTTCGATTCGCGATTCACCCAAACTGATGTAATACGACGGCACGTCAAACCCAGCGGAGGTGGTGTAAGATTCGTTGACTGTGATACCCATTATACTAAGGTCAGTTAAAAAAATGTGGCGAAATTTTTGCATCATGAAGATCTTGTTTCTGTGCACGCACCCTGGACAGGGGACCGGGTACGCTCGGGTGGCGAACAAAATCACCAATCACCTGGTGAATCAGCCTGGGGTCGAGGTCGTGTACTACGGGTTTCAGAATTACGAGGCACAACTCATCGAGGACAGGTTCATCGATCCGAGAATCAAAATCTACGACGCCGTGAAGATCGATCCGGACTCTCCCAAAGGGTTCGGTGACAAGGGCATCGTTCCATGCGTCGAGGAGGAGAAACCGGACGTGGTGTTCCTGTACAACGATCTCATGGTGACGACGGCGATTTTGGACTTGATACCCGACGTCCCCACGTGGGTGTACCTGGACATCGTATACCCGTGGGAACGACCGAGCGCCTTTCGTCGCCTTCGAGAGCATGCAAACGTGAAAAAATTGTGGGTGTTCCTCGAGTGTTGGCGCGACCACTTGGTGAACGATTACGGATTCGACAAGGAGTTGGTTCGGGTGATGCGCCACGGCGTCGACGTCGAGCGTTTCCGAGACATCGACCAGGGGGTCGCGAAGAATTTGTCAAATTTCAAACCCGATGATTTCGTCGTGCTGAACATGAACAGGAATTCCTACCGCAAGCGGCAAGACATCACGATTCGTGCGTTTTTGAAATTCCTCACCATGAACGATTTCGATCGACGAATCAAACTGTGGTTGGGATGTTTGCCCGTCAAAGATGACGATGGGTACGACACCGACGAACTCATCCTCACGGAGTGTCTTCGACAAAAGATTGATTTCGAGAGGGTGATCGAGCACATATTCATCATGACTAGACCTTTGATGATGACCGACGAGACCGTGAACATCGTGTACAACGCCGCAGACGTGGGAATGAATACGTGCTGCGGCGAAGGATTTGGACTCACGACGATCGAGCACGGGTATTTCAACCGTCCTCAAATCGTAAGCGGGGTTCCCGCGCTGAAAGAAACGTTGGGTGATTTCGCGACGATCATCGAGCCCACCGGCACCAATCACATGTGCAATTTTGACAAACACAACGGGGTGATGTACGAATTCGAACCCATGGATTTCGCGATGGCGTTACACGACTGTTTCCACAAGAAAATTTCCAACCCCGATGGACTCCGCGAACACATCATGAAACAATACGATTGGGACACCATCCTCTCAGAACAACTTACACTTGACGAGAGCGGCGACGACGCCGCCGTCTAAGGTTCGAATCGCATATTCGGGTTCGGTCTCGTCCGTATCCTCGTAGACGATATTTCCATGCGCGTCGCGTTCCTCGAAGTTGTACTGCTTCGTAACCTCCTCGTACCCGTCGGTTGGGCTGGACACCACGCATCGCCTGATTAGGTAACGTTCAATCACTTGCTCAGGCGTACACAACGCCTTCGCGGCATCCGTCATCTGGTCGTACTCCTCCTGCGTTTTGAAAAGCATATCTTCGTCCCTGTACCTCGTCGTCGTTTTGATTTCGCGGTTTTCGTCGGGATAGGTTTTGTAATTGTCTTCAGTACATGGTTCTTTCCACGTTTTTTCGTATTTGATGACGTCGACGATCTTTCGACGCGCGCGCTTCACTGGCACCTGTGCCGGGGCGAAATCGCACGAGCGAATCACCTTAGCGAACGTCGCGTTCGTAACCTGGGTGTCACCCTGCTTTTGCGCGTACCCGGCGACGCTCGACGTGGTCACCAAATCTCCCGCCGCGAGATTACCACTCGAATTCAAAATCCACACGTGGGCGGTACCGCTCGTGACGACGTCGCCGTCATCACCGGACACGACTCCAATGCACGTCGGATCACCCACGGTCGACGACAGGTGGTTGCCAGTGTCGTCCGAACTGACGATCAGCCCGTCATGACTCGTCGCGGATAACGCAACCTTTTCCCTGTTCGCTGCAATCTCCTTGATGGATTGAATGACGTAGGGTATGAGTTGCACGTAATCGAGGTGTGCCGGCTCGTCGCCCCAATTCGCGTAGTCCGGATCGATCGCCGGGTCATCACTCGACGTGACGTGCTCGAGTAAATCTGTCGCCGTATTGGGGACATGAACAATGTGTCTGAGTTCGGGAACGTCGTAAAAGATCTCTTGGGCGATGAGACCTGACTCTGTTTCGCGGCGTCCATGGTGGTCTAACTCCGGTACCAAACGCTGTTGTTTGTCGTAGATCTGTGGACGGAGTTTCATGAGAGTGTCCGTGGCGTTCGAGATGAACTTTTCGTTAAACTTGAGACGATCGTCGGAGGAAGGTAACGTGGTCGCTAGCGTCATTTCCTTTGTTGAGGTATCGTAGTGCACAACCCAGGTACCATTTGCACCCCTAAAGTCGGAGACGTAGAACCGCGTCGTCCCAGCGGTATCGATGGTATGCCCGTTCGCGCTTAACACGATACAACCACTATGGGCGTGATTATAACCGGCGAGGCGACCGAGGAATAATCCGTGTCCGCCCGAACCATTCGTATGTGGACCCGGTCTGGTGGTCGTCGCTCGACAAGCACCGTCCCCGACCGCGACCGTGAAATCGCCGTTGGAATGCCCTGCATAATGTCCTACGCTGACGGAATAGCACCCACTATTATCATATCCAGACCTGTTACCTATGTTTACAGAATTGATTTTCGGTTGTACGTGCGCGGCGTGATCACCAATGTTGACAGTGGCGACACCTGCGGTGTAATACCCTGCGTTGTAACCGATGCTGACAGCCTGGGCGTGATGGTTGCAATACCCAGCCTGTGTACCGACACATACCGCATAGACACCTGCTGCGTCTCCAACGTTCGACGTGTGCGTGTGCCCGGCGTTTGTCCCTACTTGAACGGACCAGTACGGGGCGTTACTAAACCCGGCGTTTGTCCCAACGTTCACGGTGTATCGTTGGGGATAGGAGTACCCAGCGTGCGATCCTATGTTGACATTTTCTTGGTTATAAGAAGTCGGAAAGTTTTCGCGCCCGGCGTTGACACCGATCGAGACCGTGTTATAACCACAAGCATAGTATCCCGCGGACGGTCCGATGGCAACGGAGTACGAATTCTGAAGCGAATTCCCAGCGATGCGACCTAGGGCGACAGCCTCTGATTTCTGTCCGCTGTAACCTGCCGACACACCTATCGAGATGGCGCCGTATTCCTGACTAAACGTACCAGCGCTGCCACCGATGGCGATACCGTACGAGGCTTGGTGATAATTACCGGCGTTCAAACCGATGGCGACGCATTCTCGCACTTGTCCAGTGAATCCGGCTTGGTACCCGATGGCGATGCTACAGTTCCCAGCCACACTGTTGTTCACTTCTTGCGCTCGGTACCCGATGGCGATGTTATAGTCCGCTTGGGAATAGAAACCAGCGTTCGTGCCTATGGCGATCGCTTCGCCGACACCGGCGGCATCACTGCGCCTCCCCTGGTTCGATCGACCCGCGCTGAGACCTATGGCGATGCACCGGTTTTTTTGGTAATAGTTTCCGGCGGTATGACCGATGGCGACGCCTTCGTCCGACTGGACGTATCTCCCGGCGTCGTTTCCAATCGAAACTGCATAGGGACCCTGCTGACTCAAGGCGGAGTTGATGCCGATGGCGATGCTGTACGATCCTTGTTGGCTCATGCCACATTGCCACCCGATCGCGGTACTGTACGATCCTTGGTTGTGTCGACCCGCATTGTACCCGACGTTGACCGCACCCTCCATCACACCGGACTGACCTGCTTCGTACCCCAGGGAAACCGCGTACGTGTTTGCACCGTAGAGACCTGCGGCAGCGCCAACGGAAATGGCGCCTAGTTTAGCACCGATCTGACCCGCACCATATCCAACCGCGACGGCGTACGTTCCTTGTTGGCATCGACCCGCGCGATACCCCACGGCGACCCCACCATCTTGTTGACCGGACTGCGCACACTGGTACCCGAGGGCGACCGCGTTGGTGTTCTGATTATATTGTGCACAGTCCGGTCCGATGGCAATGCCGAAATTCGCTTGGTAATTAGAGGCGGCGTTGAAGCCCATGGCGACGGCGTACTGGCCTTGTCCGGTTGCACCCGCGAGGGCGCCAAATGCGGTGGCACCCGTTGATTGTATGGAGTAACCCGCCGCGTCACCGACCGCGGTAGAGGCGGTTCCCTGACTCGTCCTCCCCGATGAGTTACCGATGGCGACCGATCGTATACCTTGTTGGCAGTGTCCCGCGTAGTCCCCGATGGCGACCGCGCGGTCCGCCTGTTGTCGTGCACCGGCGTTGGACCCGATGGCGATCGCGACGTCTTTCTGCCCGTCACGACCGGCTTCGAGACCGATGGCGACGGCGTACACGTTCTGTCCGTATCGACCCGCACCGTCACCGATGGCGACGGATTGGCTCGCCTGTATGTAATTACCGGCGTTCACACCGATCGCGACCGCTGCTCTACCCTGTCTATCGTACCCAGAGGTGTTCCCAATCGCCACCGCGCTGTCAGACTGGTTTGATCTTCCAGCGTTCACGCCGACCGCGACGGCATTCGTTTCTTGTCCACTGCACCCCGCGGCGGACCCCACGGCGACCGCATATGTGTTTTGTGAGATATGTCCCGCGTCGACACCGACGGCGACGGCACCCAGGTATTGTCCGTGCATACCCGTTTGGTGTCCGATGGCGACGGCGTAATTGTTTTGGGAGTGCACACCGGCGAGGTTGCCCAGGGAGACGGCGTACGATCCTTGATTATTCTGACCCGCGGAGGGTCCCATGGCGATGGCGGACATATGCTGACCACAAAATCCAGCCGCGGTTCCGACGGCGATGGCGTAATTGTTTTGTGTGTACGCACCCGCACCCTGACCAACGGCGGTGGTGTAAGTGCCTTGGTTGTCCATACCCGCCTGAAAACCGACGGCGGTTGCGTATTGTCTCTGTGACGTTTTTCCGGCTTGGGAGCCCACGGCGACGGCGACCAAACCCTGCGATGATTGTCCAGTGTCGTTCCCTATGGCGACCGTGGATTGTCCTTGACTGAGACGCCCCGCGTTGACACCGACGGCGACAGCATACGCACTTTGCGACGAGTTTCCCGCAGTAATGCCGATTGCCGTGGCGTATTTTCCTTGATGACTTCGTCCGGCGTCGTGTCCGACGGCGGTGGCGCTAAAGTCTTGGTTGGACTCACCGGCTTGTAAACCGACGGCGACGGAGTATGTGTTTTGACCGTCCTTACCCGCGGCATACCCGATGGCGACGCCGTGTGCGTTTTGACCGCTCTGACCGGCGAATTCTCCTATGGCGATGGCGTATGATCCTTGGGTGTCAGATCCGGCATTGTACCCGATTCGCGTGGGTTTGTTGGCGGCGGGAGTGATGATCACGGCGTCTGGAAATTGTAAGGAGCCACCCTTGGTGATGCGCATCTTCTCGGAATTGTTGACACCGAACGCGATGTGTTGATAATTTGAATCCGTGGCGGCACCCATAACAGCGACCGACGCGGAGTTGGAAACGCCCGCGCGAAGAATAGACCCCACGTAACTATTGTCCAAATCCGAGTCGTTACCGAGAAGCGTCAATTGTGCCGCGCTCTTCACGTACAGATCTTGATTCTCGTCCGTGCCCGCGGCGCCTCCCAAGCGAATGTGTCCGTCTACATGCAAACCACTGACACCGACGTCGGCGGACGACGGTGCGATGCCGATGCCCGCCATTTTATCCGTCACGAACGCTGTGGACGTGTTCGTGTATTGCACGGTCAGGGACGTCGAGTTTCCGACACCGGTCACCTGTTGCAGTGAATATGCCGGGGTGATTTCGACCGTCCCCAAAGTCATTTTGTGTGCGGAGACGTTGCCTTCGACGGTCAACACGTTGCTCCCGACATCTTCGACGTAGAGATTGGCACCCACGGACAAATCGTGTCCCGGGGAGGCGTTGGCGACACCAACGGCACCCGCCGTGATGAAACTCGTCACGGAGTCGTTGAATTCTACCGTGTTCGAGGTCACGTTCCCGTTGATGATGATTTCTTCAAAGTTCGCGGCGATCCCTGCTAACTGCGACCCATCCCCAATGAACGACCCCGCGGTCACATTTCCTGTGACGACGACATTCGAATCCACCGTGAGACCTGTCACGACGTTCGACAGGTTCACCGTTCGATCGGTCGTGGCACCGTACGTGGTGACGGATTGGAGATCGCTCACGATGTTGGACAACAACCCACCGTCGGCTCGAATCAACTTACACTCGACATCCCCGAAGACGTTCATGGTGACGTTGTTGGCGGAATCGATTTCCATGACGGTGTCGTCCCCACCCTTGAGGGTATGTCCGATCCTCAATTCATTGGTCGTCTCGTCGTAATACACAGCGACGTTCGGGGTGTTTGCCTGACGAGACAATAACAAACCGACGTTCGACAGACCCGCATTGTTCGCCCCGAGCGCCGTGATGGCGTCTTCGACGGTCAAACGCTTGACCTGGAGATTTCCTGGAATCTCCACATCACCGGCGAATGACTGAATATTCGTCGTCATGTTCTAATACTAGTAGGAGAAATATTTGACCGCGCTTCCCGCCTCGGTTATCTGAGTTACCCCCGCGGAAGGGTGACTCGATAGGAGTTCGACGTGTATGTCGTAGTCATAATTGGTCGATCCCGTTTGTTCGGGTTCCCATATGACCTGGGTTGGTGTGGTCGTCACCTCGTGTTTCCATGGGTAACTCGTCGAGACACCAAATTTGTTAACCTTACCGGTGACGATGTTGTGTGTCGAGGTTCCATTCTTCGACCCACCGCAACACTCGATCTGCATCGTGCTCACCTCATCGTCGTCGTGGACGAGGTGTGCGGTGATTCTTGCACTGAATACGTTCGTGCTGAAGGTGACACCAACGTTCGAATATGTCATGGACCCCGTGTAGGCGTACTGTTTGCTGGCGACGGAATTTTTGTTCACCACCAACCCTTCATTGATGGAGACGTTCGACGTGAACGTCGGGTCTAGTAATGGGCTGTATGTTGCTAGGATGCCTGAATTGACCCACGCAGCCCCGTTCCACAGCAAGACGTCATTAGACGATTTACCCCCGATTGTAATCTCGGTGAGTTGTTCGAGTTTCACACCGACGTCCGCACTCGAATTGGTCACAAACGCCGTTTGTGCGTTCATGAACTGAAGCGTGTTCGATGTCACTATGTTGCCGTTAGTACTGATTTGTTCGAGATTGCTCGCAATATTGGACAACAACCCACCGTCTCCGCGATAGAGCGTCGCGTTGATTTCACCACCGACGTCTAATTGATATTGTGGATTTGTTTCATTAATTCCCAGTTTCCCCGCTGACGTGAGACGCATTTTCTCAGAGTTAGCCACGCTGAAAGCCACGCGCGAGCCGGATTTTGCGTTGATAAATGTCGCGCCAGCCGCAGATTGTTTGATGGCATAGTCCGTTCCCGTATTATTGTCGAGATGTGCAAAGGCTGCGTGATCACTACTCGAGCCAGTCGCGTGACCTACCGCTGCTCGTCCAAAAAAACTCGGCGTATCGGTATCATGTGCCACCGCCAGTCTTCCAGTGAGGTCAGATTCTCCATCTACCTCTAGACCCGTTCCGTTGATCAACTTAAGATCGGTGTGCGTGAGGCGTGCGCAGGGATTGAAAGAGCCATTGTTTTTGACGGCGTATTCGATCAACCCGTCCTCCGCACCCGCCGTTTCGTCTGAAATCTTCCCGGTCATTTTGGCGTAGTTGACTTTACCACCCGTTGAGTTCTCGCCAGCGAACTTGATCTGACCGAGATAGTCCCCACTCGTGGGCGTCGCACTGTTCTTCCAGAGCGTGAATTCAGGACCCGCCGAACTGCTACCGTCAGTGGACACCATGTCGAAATCCCCGTTCAACGTCGCACCAGTCATGGTCAGTGCACCCACGTTGGCGGTGCCCAAGACATCGAGTTCGGTGGATGTCAGAGCACCGACGTTGGCTGTTCCATGCACGTCCAGACTGTTCGACGTCATCGAACCGTACACGTGCACCGCGAGTGCGTTGGCGGAATCTGGCACTAGATCCGTGGACGACGGATCAGAGAGTGTGTGTCCAATGAAGAATTCGGATTCATCACCCCTGTACCCGACCGCCACATTGGTACTCGGTCGGGTCATGATTAGTCCAAGGTCGAGCGTATCGGAAGAATTGTTATTCCCCAACTCGATGATGGCATCATTGACGATGGTGTTGACCGTTTCTAATTTCGTAAACTGACCTTCTACCGCGAGATTTCCGGACACGGACAGGTCACCGTCCAGAGTCAGCGTCGACGACGAGAACTCCAGTGCCGCGTCGTCGGTGAGTTGTTTGTTCGCACCGACGAAGACGACTCGAGTCGCCGTGAGGTCACTCATGACGAGATTGTTGCTCACGGTGATGTTACTCGAAAAGGTTGGGTCCAAGATATTCGCCTTCAAGTTCACGTTCGAGGTGATGTTGGTGTTCAGAATGGAGACATTGGACTGGAGATCCGTCCGGAGGGCTGAAACATTTGATCCGATGTTCGTGTTCAGAATGCCCACATTGGATTGGAGATCCGTCCGGAGGGCTGACACATTTGATCCAATGTTGGTGTTCAGAATGGAGACATTGGACTGTAAATCGGTTCTAAGGGTTGAAACATTTGATCCGATGTTGGTGTTCAGAATGCCCACATTGGACTGTAAATCGCTTCTAAGGGCTGACACATTTGATCCGATGTTGGTGTTCAGAATGGAGACATTGGACTGGAGATCCGTCCGGAGGGCTGACACATTTGATCCGATGTTCGTGTTCAGAATGGAGACATTGGACTGGAGATCCGTTCGAAGGTCAGCCACGTTGGAGGCGATGTT